TAAGCCGATGGCAATCGATCTCTACTGCGGGCTCGGCGGATGGACCGAAGGTTTGCTCGCGGCTGGCTATGACGTGATCGGCTTCGACAACGAGCGCCATGAGTACGGCGAATACCGCTACCCGGCGCAGCTCGTGCTCCAGGACGTTCGCACGATCGACGGCTCGAGGTTCGCCGGCGCTGACCTGATCGTGGCGTCTCCGCCGTGTACAGAGTTCAGCTACATGGCGATGCCGTGGACCCGAGCGAAGCAGATAGCCCGCGCGCTGCGTGGCTGTGGCGAGTTCCCAGACGGCTACGCTGGGTCGCGCACGCTGGCCGAGCTCACCGAACTTTTCGACGCCTGCTTTCGTATCCAGCGCGAGGCGAGCGCCGCAGCAGGCAAGCTCGTCCCGCTCATCGTGGAGAACGTGAAGGGCGCGCAACCGTGGGTAGGCCAATCGCGCTGGAGCTTCGGCAGCTTCCACCTATGGGGCGACGTACCGGCGCTGATGCCCAAGGCGTTCGGCGGGATCAAGAACGCCGGCGGCTCGTGGTTCCGCGTCTCGCACAACAACGTCGAGCATTCCAGAGGCGACGCCATCAAGCACACGCCGCATATGACGAACCCGGCCGAGCATGGTCTCAAGATGCCCGGTAACGAGATCGGCGACGTAGGTTTCAATGTGGCCGCTCAGCGGAAATACGGCCACATAGTGGCTGGCGTGAAGTACAGGCGGACGGCCGAGGATAAGCGCCAGCACATCGGCGCCACCCGGAAGTTCGCCGCGGCAATGGTCGCCAAGATCCCGCTCGAGCTATCGACGTGGATCGGACGCGCATGGTTGCCGCTTAAAGCGGCTTAGTTCTCGGGACTCCCATGACCATTGCAGCCGAAGAAGTGCCGAAGGACATCGTAGCCGCGACTGCGCTGTCGCTGTGGGTCGTGCTGATGCGCGTCGATCCGGGCAAGATGCCCGACGAGATGGGCTTACGAACGATAGCGGCGAACGTGCTGAACGCGGCCAACTGGAAGCCGCCTACTGGACCCGGAGGCTCAAATGATTGACGGGACCGTCGAGTACATCATGTACCTGCGAACAACGATGCAGCCCGATGAGTGGCTCGACTACTTGGAGTCGTTGCGAGCCTGGATCGACAAGCGAATTGAGGAAGCCTCGACCGGAGAGGAACTACCAAAGTGAGCGAGTTCAAAAGACGAGCAGTTGCCGCGCTCACGAATGATGTGGCGCCGCTCAATGCCGAACTTCTGGCGCTCGGCATTCAGGAGATCAATGCCCTCTCCTCCAAGCTAGACGCCAGCCAGAAAGCGCTCCGATCGTTCGTGACGGCCGCGAAGTCCTGGCACGAGATGCACCATCCAATCGGGACCGCAGCCGTTCAATGCGATTGGCTGTGCGAGTGCATCCCGGCCGGCGAGGAGGCATTGAAGTGAGCGACGTGTTTGAAAAGCTGCGAGACGTTGTGGCCTACGCCTACAAGATGGGATACCACGAGCACGGCGTGGATTTGGTCGCGGAAGCGTCCGACGCTCTCGGGGAGTGGATCGACAAAACTACTGCTCTTGAGTCCCGTCTAGACTCGGTGAGAACTCTGGTCGAGGCGTACTACAACCACGAGCAAGCCGGCACGGGCGAGACGCTGTACGCCATCAAGAAGATCGTTGTAGAGAGGGGAACTACCAAATGAATTGCAAGTGCGGCAAGCCCCTGCTCAGCTACTACACCGAAGGCAATACACTCGTGGGCTATTACAGCCCGCCAGGCCACGACCACGATGACAACTGCCTCAGCCGCTACTATGAATGCGCGGCGAAGCATACGACCAGCATTTCGATTCAGCGACGTTGTAGCGCGCCCGGATGCGATTGGGTCGGGAAAGCCGAGTGCTTCTGCCACAAGGGCACTAAGGTGACGGAGTGGCCGGATTTGCCGTATAGGGAACGTGGGTGAGTGAGAGGGGGGTTTGAATGACATCAGAAGAAGCACTGCGCGAAGCGGCACTGGCTCGCTTGCGCGGCATTGGAAACCAAGGGCCCAGGAGCGAAGCGGAGCAACAGCAGGCCGCATGGGAAGCAGATCACTACCGGAATTGGCCGGACTGGGCTGTCGAGCTGGACCGCAAGCTCAACGAGATATTGCGGAAGCTAGACAATCGGTAAGTGTCTTGAGTGCTCAGTCGCCCAATTCGTTTTCCAGGGCTTCGAGATCGAACGGTGGCTTGGGAGGAGCGAGCTCTCGGGCAGCGTTCTCCGCTAGCGCTTGTAGATTCCTCGCAATCTCGCGTAATCGGCTCGGTAACTCATCTGGGGTTGATTTCAGTATCCCAATGGATACTGCCTCTAGATAGGCGCTAGCGTCCCCTACGCGGCTCATAACCAGCTCCGAATGATCGCGTCTATTTCCTTCGCATAACTCAATCTCGTCAGTGCTGCGTTCGCTGTTGCATAGCACGCGAACACGAGGGCCACGAGCGCATCCCCTTTAATGGCTAGGTCTATAGCCGTCACGGCATAACATAGAGTTGCGATTACCAGGGCAGTTAGACCCATCTATTTGACCATCCCCACGTTGAACACCCCGCGCCCAACTTCTCCGTGTTCTGAGTGCATGTCGAAGCGCGTCATCTGCCGTCTGGATCGGTAACCCTGTTCTGCATTCCACGAATCGGCGGGGGCAAGCGTATTCAGGGAGCGGACGACGCATCCTCGAAACTCCTGCTCCTTCTCGTGGTGGATGTGACCCGTAAACCAGTACCGATGCTTGGTCTCGCCCCAATCCTTTGCCCGATCAGCCGCCATGATCTCGGCGAGGTCGCGGAACTTCGCGGCCTTGTCGCCGTGCGTCACTCCAATGAGCACGTCCCCGAAGCGGTGGTAGAGGTAGTAGCTCGGGGATAAATTGACCCTGACTCTGGGCTCGTTCTCATAGACCAATGAGAGACAGAACGAGAGCCATCCTGCGGTGTCTGGGGAGTGGTTTCCGGGGGCTACGATGACATCGACTGTCTTATGCTTTCGCAGTAAGGCGTCGATTACGAAGCGGTAGATACCCGCTGTAACTCTGACGACCTTCTGATACCGAGAGTCGATATCGAGCAGGTTTCCACTTTGCGGCGTGACGTTCTTCCTCGAATCGGCGTGGGTTGTGTCCCCTACGTCGATGAACATCCCATGCTCAGAAGTCGGGGCTAGCTCGATAAGATGAGAGACGGCAGTTTTGAACTCGTCGGCTGCAATCGTGAGATCGAAATTAGCCCCTCCAGTCTCATCAGCCCAGGCTCTCATTCCGAAGTGCGGATCGCCGGCCCCGTAAGCACATAGAATCTCTCGCTCGAAGTTCTTTCGATTGATCTTGACCGGCTTCGCTACGCCCTTCAGCCCTTCGGCAAGCCCAGCGATAAACTCGCGCGCGATCTCGATTCGCCGCTCGTCGTCAGCGGTGCTCTTGACCCATTGAGCGGCGACTTCTCCGTCGCCGTTATAGAGCGTCGAGACGCCCTTGACATTGAACCCATCCGGTACGGTGTGGGTCATGTCGTGCTGCGGAGACCAGCCTTGTTTGGCAGCTCTCAGGCGCACGGCCAAGAGCGCCCTCTGTATGCTCCTCCGGTTCGCTATGCCAGCTTTTTCAGCCTTGCGAAGACTCCCGTGCTCAAGCACCCCGCGAAAGTAAGCTGCTTGCCCAGGAGCGGCGTAGGGGAGTAACTGCTCAATTTCGACAAGCAGTTCTGCTGGTGTTTGGGCCGGCATTCACGCCGCGTCGTCTGGCTCTTGTTCCGGTGGCCAATCGTCTCGGAATTGAATCTCCCAAGAGTCGTCTCGGTCGCAGTGCCAAACCGACTTGATTCGAGGACACCTAAAGTCGGGGCAAGCTGGAAGAGCGCCGCAATACGGACACGGCGATTCTGGTTTCTTGCCGCTCTCGATGCCGACGATTTTCGTCATCCGGCCAGCTTGTGATAGGCAGCAGTGACCGCGGCGCCGATCAGCCCACCGAGAGACCCGACGACGAAGAACGCGCCGGCTACGAAACCGCGGTAGCCAGACAACTGCTCCTTGATCGCGTGAACGTCGGTTTTAATCGAGTCCAGAGCTCTATCTTGAGCGTCTAGTTTGCGGAACAGCTCGCCATCACGAGCTTCGAGAGTGGCGAGACGCTCTTTGTCCTCGCTCACTGTTTCGCCTTCTCCGCGAGCGATTCTTTCGTGACGGCTCTCAATACCATTGTCAGCGCCCCGGAAACGACCGGACCGGCCGAGTCAATGGTCAACATGCCGTTGGCCCATAGCTGGACTAGACCGTAAAGAACCTGCGCCACGCCAAGCCATATGAGCTTTGACTTGAGAGCGCCTTTTAAAGCATCCATAGATACTTCCTCGTCGGGTTGAGAATTGAAAGGTTCGAGAATTTCGTCGGGAGGTCCGCCGTGTTCTTCGTGCCAGCTCCGCATTTTTCGCTTGGTACGCCAGCGGCGTATGGCCTTGGCTAGCTTCTTGATACCCAAGATGGCGAGATCAGCGGCGACCTTCACAAACGACTCCACCGCCAACCACAGGAGGCAGGCGACTAGGCGAATCATGGGAGGTCATGGGCCTTCGATTAGCTTGCAGACCCGCTCAGCGCGCTCTGGAACGTCCTCGCGGCGCCACTTGCTGTCTCGAGCATGGATACCGGCCCCACGACGGTTGCCATCCTCAAGTGCTCTCAGCATCTTCTTGAAGCCGAGCAAGCCATCGACGCCGAGATTGAAGGCCATATTCAATAGCCCGCGCTTCACGTCGTCGGGCTGTCGCTCATATGGCGGCCAGCGTTTCTTGATCTGCGCTTCTCGGTCGTTGACTTCGTATTGGAGCCAGAACTCCGCGACGGGTCTGGGGATGCGCCCGCCCTTGCGCTCGTCAACCATGAAGCCGTAGCCCAGAGTCCAGTAACCGAGATGGTCTTTGTAGGCGAAAGGAGACCAGCCTTCGTCACGGCGAAGGTCGTCCAAGAGCTCGTCAGTCAATCTATTGGACCGAAAAGAACAGAATGACGGCGGCTAGGAGGCTCATGCGTCGTAAGTGACGGTGGCCCAAATCTCGTCACCGCTCGCCCAAGTAATCGGGATGGTCGCGCTCGCTGCTGCCGCCGCGCCATCAAAGTAGAGCGTGCAGTAAGTCGCGTTACCTTCCTCAATCTGAACTACACCAGCAATGAAGTTCGTTCCGCTATCCAGCGCGCGAACGGAGCCCATGTAATTGCGGTTATGAGCGGTGAACGGCAGAGAGAATCGAAGCTCGCCGGTCCCGAAATTGGTGGTTGATCCCGCGATAAGGCGGAAGCTGAGAACGACCAACCGTCCATCGCGGGTATAGCTTCCGTTGATAGAGCCATCCCCGATCGAAAACCCGCCACCGGCCGCTGTAACAGTCGGGGCGTAGGAGGTGACGTTAACGTCAAACTCGTTCACGCTTGTGCCGGTTGAGCCGCTGTTATCGGTCCAGGTAATCGCCCCCGTCGTGTTCGAGCGAAACTTACAGCTCGTCGTGCCGGTGTCGAACGTGAGCCCTGTAGCTGCAATGTCGCACCCAACCATGTTGTGCAGCGTGCCGCGAACGGTTCCGGTTTGGCCGCCGCCAGCAAGACGACAGCCGTTTATGACTGACTGCGCTGAGTTAGCTCCCCAGCCGATGCACCACAAACTTCCCGCGGTGCTGCGGCCGGACATGCAGCCGTTGAGGTTTGTATTGGCTGCGTTGTTGATGTCGATGAGCGAATCGCCGACCGCTCGGCAGCCTACAAAGTGACGATTGCCGGTGCCCGTGTCGGTCGGGAGCTTGATACAGTAGATGTCGTTTCCGGGAACGCTGAAGTCACAACAGTCCCACACCGAACCGAAACCAACGCCATCAGCGGTGTATTCGACGTTGAAGCTAGCGGTGTCCGAGATGCGGATATTGCGGAAATACTGCCGACCGCCGCTCGGGTTTGTTCCCGCCGTGATGATGACGCCGCGCCCAGTGAAGCTGCCGCTCTCACCATCTAGGTTCATGTCTTGAAGACCGGCGAAAGAGGCGACCTCGAACATGTCGCCGTTGAAGCCCTTCTTGATGACGGTCTGTGGGCCTTCTCCGATGACCATGACGCTTGCTGGTACGCTGATCTTTGAACCGATCAGAAAGATACCGGCCGGAATGCGAACGAGGCGCCCGCCAGTCTGTTGCGCTTGTGAGATGGCCGCGTTGAGCGCCGTTGCGCTGTCCGAAACTCCGCTAGAGTCGGCGCCATACCGCCGCACATCCCCCGGCTCGTACTGATAGTTCGTCGGAGTGACGCCAGCGGCGATTTCGGCTGGCGTTCTGACGTACTTAAAATGGCCGTCGATGGGATCTGGGTTTTCCAGCTTCCAGAAGGCATCTGCACTGCTGTAAACCAGCTTATAAATGCCGCCAGCCGTAACCGCAGAAGCGATCCGGCCGCCATCCGTATAGTGAACGTTCGCGGAGTGGCCGTTGAGGTAAATCGCTGCTGACGATTTGTTGGAGAGAGCCCGGACCAGAATGTGCGTCCCGTCTCCTGGGGCCTGATTCGCTGAAACGCTGGTGAAGTACTGAGCACTGACGGAGATCCGGTCCGCCGAGCTCGCGGTGTCGTCCATGAACACCGGGATGTTCTCGATGAACTCCCGCGAGCGCATGTAGTTGTTGACGGAGGTCGGGGCTCCGACGTTGATATGTCTGAACCCCCCCATTGGGAGATTGGCAGTCGGGACGTTCTGTCCATTTCTGGCTAGCGCAACCGGGATTGCAGACGCGATATCGTCCAACTCTTGATCCATGCGCGCAGCGAGGATCTTGATCCCGACAGAGGCATCTGCGGAAAAGTTGTGTTGGCGGGTGTATGCTCCCGCCCCATCCCAACCCAAGGCTAATACTCCATGAAAGCGCTAATCATGATTTCTCTCATATTTGTCTCTGGGTGCTCTTCTCTCGGGAATGTGGCTTACACCAATAATGAAAACGTCGTCTGCCCCGACAAGCGAGCGCCGCTCTGCTATTCGGAATACGGGCCATACGGATCGAGCCGAACAGGGCGACTCTCGTGTACGTGCCAGTACTAAACAATCCTGTGAGTAACGATGTGGTAGTTCGCGCTCACGAGATTGCCGGAAGCAGAGCCGGTCTCGAATGCCACGAACTTGAAAGCGGAAATCCCCGTTGACGCGAGCGCCCAACCAAACGTTCTGTTTTCGTCGTGCTTGGCAATTTGAATATGGACAGTCATCTCGTTAGCAGACGCTAAACCAAGATTGTGAGTTACGACGCCCACGCCGGTGCTAACCGATATGGTCCATGCGGAGGCCCGCGTACTTCTCGAAAGGAATGAGGCGACGCCGGCAGAGTTAATGCTGAGAACCATCGCGTACGGCTCTGTTTGCAGCCTGACGGCTCTTAGGGCCGCCGGAGTGATTGCTCTGCTCGTGTCTGTGCCAGCGGTGGCCTCTGCCGTCGTCGCTATCTCAAGTAGGCCGGCGCTAGTAACCGTTGCGGCCGATGCGTAACTGTGAAGAACCGAAGGCGTAATGACCGCTGAGACGTTCGTGCCGGCCGCCATCTCCGCAGTAGTAGCGAGTTCCACCAGGCCGGCGCTAGTTGCCGTTGCATACGAAGCGGAGAACTTCGACGCGAGCTGAGCCGGCGTGACGATCTTCGGAACGTCTGTACCAGCAGCTACTTCGGCGGCTGTAGCGAGAAGAGCAACGCCCGGATAGGCAGACGATGCGTAATCGACTTGGGGATTGAACAACTGCCATGCGGTATCAGAGCTCGACCAAAGGAATTCGTAGATTCCCCCGGAGCGGATAGCGCCAGAGTAGAGCGCCGATCCATTGGCGAGAATAACCGCTGCGCTATGCGGACTGCCGTCTCCGGTGTTGAGCCGGATCGCCACTGCCGACGACTTATCGGAGCCGGCTTTGATGAGAACATGCGAGCCGTCTCTCGGAGCGGTCGCAGCCGATGCAGTGGTGTAGAACGCAGCGGAGACGGAGATCCGATCGGCTGATGCTTCCGCGTCCACCATGTAGACGGGGACGTTCTCGATGAAGTCCTTCGAGCGCATGTAATTCGTTGCACTCGCCGGAGCCCCAACTCCTACATGGCGGAAACCTCCCATTGGGAGATTGCCGGTCGCGGCGTTGCGACCGTCATTGAGTAGGGCCAGATTCATCGCCGACGCGAAGTCGTTGAACTCAGCGTCTACTCGAGCAGCGAGGATCTTAATGCCCGCGCTGGCATCTGCGCTGAAGTTGTGGGTGCGGGTGTAAGCCCCGGTCCCGTCATACCCCATTTACCGCTGCTCCCTTCGTCTGCGCTCTTGGTCTTGAGCAAGTAACGCAGCGGCGAGTCCAGATGGATAGACCCCACCAACTGTAGGCGGAGCACGGCCCCCGACAGCCCTTGCCAGAGCTGCCGCATTGGTTGCCGCCGAAACAGACGGGCGGCTCGTATAAAGCCGCGATGCCAGATTCGTTGGCAAGCCAATCAAGTAGTCGGTCAACGAAGTAGGAAGCCTGGTGGATGTGCCGCTATCTCCGATAATCGGAGCAAACGCCTGGGAGAATCTGGCGGCTTCATACATCGGCGTCCGGTTTTGGCCGAACAAGAATCCACGCTTGTCTTTCTGTTGCAGGACCGTTGCCAGCGAGTTCCCGCGAACGTTACCAGAAGAGGGATTCACAACGCCCGATCTCTGAGTGAGCAACATCAGCGAGCGGTACTGAGCCCTCGCTTCCATGAAGTTGTTGAGCCGCTTCTCATCCATCCCCTGCGTGAGTAAGTCGTCCACATACTCTTTCGCGCGGAATAGAGCGATGCCCAAATCACGATCCCCCATCGGGGTCGTCATCTGCTTATTGGCAGCCGCGCCCAATTTGCTCGTCAAAGACTGAAGCTGTTCGCCAGTTGCCCCACCCTCTGTGGCGAACTTGGTCAGATCTTCCATTAGGTCATGGCTCAAAACACCCTTGACCAGTCCTCTTGTTTCGTCTTGGAGCTCGGCCGCAAAACGCAGATAGTCCTTAGCATCAATCGGCCTAATGTTGTCGTCGGCCGCGTCCCTGAATCTGGCCTGGATGTCTTCTAATGCGCCAGCCAGTTTCGACTCATCTAACACGGACGATGACAGGCCGAGATTGGAACCAACGGCTCTATTGAGAACGGTTTGGTTGTTCGCTCGAATCTCATTGAAGGGAGCAGAGGTAAAGGGCTGGCTTTCGAGCTTGGCCTCTAGTTGCTGCAAGGCTTTTGAGCCACTTACCTGCCCCGGAGTCAGCCTGAATCCCATTGCCTGGCCAGTCTTTGCGACCCTAGCCATTGATTCATTGAGCCCTGTCGTATCGTCCGCTATGCCGGCGAAGTTGGGCTGTGGCGCCGGAGCCCGGGCCGCTTGCTGAGAGAGTCGATTCTGAGAAGCGAGGAAGTCGTTATACAGATCAGCCGAGGTCGGTGGAGTCTTTGGAGTTAGAGCGCCACCAGCAACGCCACCGATCAAAGAAGCAGCGAACTGCCCCAGCGGCCCCGCGCCCTGCTGTCTCGCCACCTCCCCGCTGGCGCCACCGGTTCCGGCAGAAACGAGCTGGGCAAGTGGCTGGGCGGTCAACTGACTACCAACTCCAGATGCAACCACAGATGGCGCGCCCGTCATGAGCCCGCCTATGCCCATCGTCGTCGCCGCTCCACCGAAGCCACGATTCGCAGCTCCGGCGATTTCTTCAAATTTGCCGCTGTACTGCGGAGTTAGGCCGGCTGCCGCTAATGCTTGTTCTCTCTGTTCTGTCGCATTGGGTATTTGCCCAGAGCGATGAACCTTCTGCCCATCGATTGTTACGTCATAGCCCCGCGGGTAACGAGCAGCGTTGATCCTGTTGTATATATCCGTGAGTGCGTCAAACGGAAGATTGGCGATTCCAGAAACGCCGCGATACATATCGACTGCGGAGTCTCTGACATCTCTTCCGGTCGCTCTCAGTCTGTCTCCGAATGTGTATTTCGGAGCGGCAGCTTGACGGCGCGCAAGCTCTCTCCTTGCAAGCTCTGCCATCGCCGCTCTTTTGACTTCTTCTCCGTTAGCGGCCACCGGCAATCCTCTTCAGTTGTTCGTCACTCATCTGTGAAAAGTCCGGCATTTCTCCAGACTGCTGGGAGCCGCTTGGGTTGTCCTTGTATGTCTGCTGAAGCCTTCGGATCGTTTGGATGGCCGCCTTCTTCGTAGCATTTGGAACTGTCGGGTCTCCCAATTGGCCGGCGGCTTCTCGATAGAGCTGAACGTCGCGATCAGACTGCGGGCCCTCCATCCTCGGTTGACGCAACATGATCGCGGCTTGTAGCGGCAATAACTGCGCGATGGCCTGAGCCCCGGTCGTGGAAACGCCGAAGAATGCCGCGAGTTTGTCGCGGCCGGCCCCGGTGCCGCTGCCGGTGGCTTCATCGATTAGAGGCTCGGCAATGTCGAGAACATCTTCGATGCCACCAGCGTTGAGCGCTCGGGTAAGGATTGCCCCCTGAGCCTTGCCGGCGGCCTCTCCTTGAGCAGCAGCTTCCGCTTCTCTGCGCTTCCTCTCCGCGGCTTCGTCAGTCGCAACCCGCGGCGTAACCGACGTTGGCGAGGTTTGTCCAGTGACGGTATTCCCCGCGAGGATGGCTCCGCTCGGACTTTGCTGAAACCGATAGTTTGGCTGAAGAACAAGGTCTGCTTCGTTGTTGCTTTGCTTGTACTTCGCGATCGATTCGGGGGTGTAATCGCTGAAGTTGATTCGACCAAACTGGTTTTGTATGCGGACCAAGTCGCCATAGTCTTTCGTCTGCGCGAACTTCCTTAGGCTCTCGGGGGTGAACTGCCCCGGATCAACAACGCCAAACAGATCCTT